CCTGTGGGCTGCGATATACAGTAAATGCCTCTGGTGCAATAATTACAGCTGAGTTATCATCAAATGCAGTCTGTGAGAAGTTCTTGTCTACGTATAGATCAAGTCCTAATACATTTCCACGAATTGAAGAAGGTCGTACATCTCCGCCTGCGTTCATTGGCTGAATTGCGTTGTAAATTGGTCGACCTGTGTTATCAAGTGCGCCCATCAAAGCTTGCCATTGTGCTGGGTTGCCGATGTAGTTCTGTGCAAAGTAGCCAGTGTTCTTGTAAACAGCTGCTGCTGCTTGTGCTGTATAAGCAACGATTCCATCGCTATCTGCTGATACTGCTGATGCTGATGTTCCTGCTGCTAGTAATGCTGTTAATGCTGCAGTGTCAATAGTTGTCAAATAAGCATTTTGTAATTGCTGTGTAAGTTCTGCATAGAAGTTAGGGTCTGAACGCTCTAACAACTCAACAGATAGTGTGTTCATACCTGAGTACTTAGACACTGTGCCTGTTAGATAAGCAGTTTCCATACCTGTGTTTTGTACTGCGCCAGCCTCTGCCTCAACAGTTACGACTGGTGCTACACCTGTGCCACCACCTGCGGTAGTTACCAAAGATGGTACGTTAATTGTCATACCTGATGCTGGCAATGTGCCTTGTGAACATGCATCAATTGTTGGTGTGCCAAAACGTGTGTTAGTTACAAACTCGGTTAGATATTGAGTTGGGTTAAATGCTGGGTTAGTTGAAAATGAGTCATCTGCTGCAGCAATATAAAGCTTAGATTCATCGCTACCTAGCGCAGCTTTGATCTTGTGCTCTGTGTACTTCGCCATTGAGTTAATTGGTGAACGTACTGAAGTTGTAATAAGTGGTGCTGTAATTGTAGGGCGAGCAGCTTCTACTGTAGGAGTAGCAGCCTCTGCCTTTGCTTCTTGTGGCGCTGTTGCTAAATCTTCCACAGGAGCCTCGCTTTCTTTAGTTTCGATTGGTGTCTCTGCTTCGTTTTCACTAGCAGCAACTTTAGTTACCTTTGCATTTTCTCCAAAGGCTGGAGATTCGACTAGGCTGACCTCACGTAAGGTAGCGCTAGTAACATATAAATAATCTTTTTTCTGAATTGACTTATTTACATCCACACCTACAGACAGGCCGTCAATTAGTTGCTCACTTGCAAGAATAATCGCTTCTTGGCCAGCCATGCTAGCGCTAATTTTGAAGCTAGCGTAAATACCATCTTGTTCTTCATTAAATTTTTGCATACGACCTATTGGACGCTCTGGTGAATGTTGCATAAGCATCTTAATCTTGCCAGGGTCGCCTACATCTATTGAACCTTTAGCGAAAACGACAGGTCCAACACTTGTTCGGCCCACACTTTCGAATGGAACAATTTTGCCAGCGATAATTCTGCGCTCTGTATCGGCAGCTTCTATGTGGCTACTGAATGTAAGTTTCATTATCTTCTTCTCTTCCGTTAGGTGTCATTTGTTCCATTTCTTTAGCTTCTTCCACATCGATTAAACCTAGATTTATCATTTTCTCTAATGCCTCTAAGCGCTTCATTGTGTCAGCTCTTAAGAATGATTCTTCTATAGCAAACTTAACTACATGGCCTCTAGGAGTAATATCATCCATGCTTAAACGATCTTCAATAGCACAGATAAAAGGCTGTAGTGAATATGCTACAAACTCTTTGCGACCATCTATAATGTTTTGATAGGTCATACTGTTATTCATGTCTGCGCTTATGTAATATGCAGGTACATTCATAGCTCTAGCAATTTGTGTTGCAAGATATTGCTGTGCTTCGTTATACATCATATCTTTAGGACTAAAACCTGTGGTTTCATAAGATAGGGTAGAAGTTAAATACGCTGTAGATCTATTTTGTCTGCTTTGCTTCCATTGTGCTAATAATCCTGATACTTGTTGCTCTGGTAGATCTGCGCCTGTGTTTTTAATGTAACCACTTGGCATTGGAGTTTGGGCAGATACAGCTGCGGCCTTTTCAATATCTAATGCGCTTTGAATTGTGCGTGCTGCGGTAGTTAATACACCTTGTGTTAGGCCTTGAAATGTGATAAGTGAATTTATGCCAGTCATTGGTGCTAATACACCATCTACATAATACTCATTTACTTCTGTGCCAAATTTATTTGTTGTAAATGTAACTCTATTATTTGCTACCCATTCAAAACGTGATGGTCTTAAATCATCTGCATATAATTCTGTTACTCGCCAATATGCAACACCATAAAATAAAAGACTATCGACAGTCCATGATATGGTGACGGATCTTGGTTGCCGATAGTCTGGTTGATCTATCCAAAGAGGGTTCCCCAACTCCTCACCATTTGACTTTTTGTAAAGCTTCAATGGCAAGTATGAAACTACACCAGCTATAAGATTTCTGCAACGTGAAACGGCAGGTACTTGCATAGCAAAATTTCTATCTAATCCACCTGGGAAATTACCAACACCAGTTGTAAATGAACCATAGCCATAGGCTGTGTCCATAATTGCAGGGGCGTATTGCGCTTGGACAGTTTCAGTTTTTTTATTTATACCCAAAGCAGACAATAGACCCATAGGTATACTTTATACCATAAATCGGACTAATGGTGCAAGTTAGACAAATATTTGTGCAGTTTGTTGCGGTCTAGTTAATTGGCTTACGACCATGGCAAGGCTTATTGCAGCTGTAACATCGCCAGCAGATTTACGCCTAATAATACGCCAGCCAGCATCATTAGTCTTAGCTGCACAGTTATTAAGGTGCTGTACTAAGTCCGCTTGCCCACTATGTACTAATCTAACGTTAGCCAGGGCATCTGATAAGTCTGAGCAGGCCTGGTAGAAAGCCTGGCCACTACAATCCTCTATGCGCCATCCGCTTTGTTCTAATTTAGTGGCTAAAGTCTGTGTTGCGTACTTGTCAAATAGTATTTTGTGTGGATGATACTTTTTTGCCCACTCATTAATATCACTAGCCATCTTAACTTCATCTACAGCTATTTCGCTTTGCCATAATTGCGCTAGACCCACTGCTATCTTGCCATCTTTTAATTGACCCATAACTAGCGCACCAGATCTTCTAGTAGGTGCAATATCAAAGGCCATTATAGTCATTGGCCCGACAGGTATTTCTAGTGTGCTATCACTACATGCCTCAATAGATCCATATACCCAGGGGCTAACAGCGCTATCTATCCACTGGCATAACATTTCAGTACGTGTAGCTTCTACGCTGTTTGTATTGACTGATTCTTCTAAGGTTTCTTCGGATATTAAATGCCCTAATGCTGGATTTGCTAATGCCCAGGCTTTACGATCATGTATCTTGCAGTGCTGTGGTGCTGACCATTCGTAATAACCTAAACTATCTGGCGGGTATGATAAACAACGCTCTTTAAGATCATTAAGCACAGTACTAAATCCATCACCTGCGTTACTTGTCATTAAAGTCATTGAATTAGGCCTAGCACGTGTAACAGGTAGTGCAGCTGTAAAGGCTTCTTCTGTCCACTCACGTAATTCATCGATGTATAAGAAATCGGCAGTTTTACCACGTGGTGCATCTCTTGTAGCAGCGGCTATCTCATACCTAGCGCCATTTAGTAAGCTTATAGATTCTTGGCCATTAGCCAGGCGTATCTGTCTTACCTGGTCTTTTAAAAATTGATTATCTTCTATCGTGTAACTGACCTGCCTAAATGTATCTAATGCCATATTACGATTAGAGGACATACCCAGTACATTCTTAGAACCCCATAAGAATAAATGGCTCAATATAAGCATGCGGGCTAGATGTGTCTTACCATTTTGACGAGCTACCAGTATTAGAGCTGTCTTTTTACGCCAGTTATTCTCATCATCTACACATAACAAATCATCTAGTACAAATCTTTGCCAGGGTATTAAAGGTAAACCGATCTTCTCAGCCAGATCGGCCACCTCATCCGCTTTGCTCTTACCTTTCAGTAAGGGCGTGTGAACTCTAGGCTCAGTACTACCAATTAGCCCGACCCCTCGTTTAATCGGGATTATTTCTGCATCATTATTTGTCAATTAAATACCTTCTGGCTTCGTAAAAGGTGAGTCTGGCACTGTTCGGGTCGTATCGGAGGGAGATGAATCGATAAAGACAGGGGGGG